TAGCTGACAAGACACCCCCAGTCACTTCGCTGCGCTCAGTGCCAGCCCCCTTTCAGGGGGCACAAGAATGTTAGAGCTTACGCCTAAAGTTAGGATTAAGCACAACTTTCCTCGTCTCCCCTGAAAGGGGAGGTGGATGCGAGCGTAGCGAACAGACGGAGGGGTGTCCAAAAACTCAAGGAGGAATCCCCATGGACATTGACAAACTGCTCTCCGCAGCAGCCGACTACGGTTTCGCAATATAACCCTAGAAGTAGTGTTTTCTTTCCTATTATATATAGCACAAGAACAACTATTTAAATACGGCCACAGCAACCCCAGAACAGAAGCCTACGCAGAAGCCATTAAGCCAGCCTTTGCGATAGGCTTTTTTATTTTGCTTAGTCTGCTCTGTCCGTTCCGCTTCCAGCTGGCGCTCCAATGCTTGATATGATTGCTGCGTTTGCTGCAGCAAGCTCTCTGCATTCTTTAGCGAGCTGTTGGCATCGCTTAATGCTGTTTTGCTGACGCTTAATTGCTGCTTCGCTATTGCCAATTGCTCCATCAGCTCGCTCGACGGCTTGTCCAGCATCATTAATTCGTCTTCGAGCAGCATCAATTTGGCTTGCAACAGCCTGCTGTTGTTGCTTAATGTTTGCCATTGTTCCGTCGGTAGCAGCACGTACCCCGCTGGTGCTACCGGTCTGTTTGAATTGCCCGCATCCGCCGCTGAGCAGCAGACCGGCAAGACATACAAGGCCAGCGATAAGCAGAGCGTAACCGATAACCTTAACTTCGCGCTCACCATAATACATGTCACTCTCCCCTCTCTTGGATATAATCAGTGATGCCGCGAGCGATTGCGCGGGCCAGTGCATCCTGTTGCTCAACCAACATCCGGCAATCATCAGCATTGCTGATAAAGCCCATCTCGACCAGCACAGCAGGCATGTGCGTGCTGTTAAGGACGACCAGGTTAGGCCGAGCCTTGACGCCGCGGCTCAATGTACCGAGATTATCAACAATCTGATGCAGGATACAGCTTGCCAGCGTGTCGGCCTGCGTCCATCTGCTATACACAAGCACCTCAGTGCCACGTGCTGCAGGAGTGGCCGCATTACAGTGCAAGCTGACAAAGATATCTGCTGGCCAGCTGTTAGCCGTCAGGCAAACATTAGTATAGGCTGCATCCTCGCCGCACAGGTTATTGCTCTGCACGGTCTTGACCTCACAGCCAGCGGCCGTCAGATATTGCGCCACCAGAGCGCCGACATCACGGACGATGTCGGTCTCAGTTACTCCGTAGTCGCGATTAACAGCGCCCGGATCAAGTCCGGGATGATGGCCGGGATTGATAAAAACACGCATAGTATCACCCCTTTCTTTTTTTGATGATGGCAGCCAGCTCACCAACAGCCTCAATTCCCGCATCAGACAGATTCTCGCAAATCGACAGCAGCTCGGTGATGACTAGGTACCCTGCAACCAGCGGCACAGCCCAAACAGGCTGATGCAGCGTAAGCATTGCCAAATCTGCAAGCACAGCAGCGAGCACACACAGGATGTACACGATGACCTTGCCAACAAATCTATGCTTCATCACTTCCGAGGAAATCAGCCCTTCCGCACGCGCCGCCTCAATGCCACCGATAATCTGCATCACAGACGGAGCTTGTCCCATGCCCTGCAGGCGTTTGTAGCTCAAAGACATCCAACGAGTGAAGCAATCTAAAAATACCAGCGCGGAGAAAACCATGAACAGTACTGCGTGCTTGTGCAGCAGCACGGCTAAAATCGCGCCAATCACCGATTTATAGGTAAATCCATGAGTTAAAGTGTGTGCCGCGTTATAAACGGCTAAACGTAAAGCTAAAAAATCCATTTAAAAACCTCCTATAATTCTAATGTAACAGCAGCGACTTCTGCCGTCGTCTCGCAAGCCTCAACTTCTGCCTGCTTCGCCCATCCTGCTTGTTTACATTGGCCAATGTGCATAGACAAATCAGCCAGCCACTGCATAACCTGTTTAGGCGTTAGCCAATATACAGCTTTGCTTTCTGCGCCCTCTGCCACGCCACGCACAGGGCAGCCGTTAGGATACTTTGCAGCAAAAAGCGGCGTGCTGACATTTAGGGCTATACCTTGCATCGTAAGCTGCGTCTCCTTGTCGCTGTCATAGCGTACAGGCTCGCCGCTGGCACTGCTGATAAAGCCGCCTGTAATGTTGCTTGCTGTCCACCTGCTAACCTCTGACAACTTGCGCTGCTTTGCATACTCCAACGGCTCTACATCGGTATACTGCTCCCACAGGCTACTCCATGGATAGCAAATACGCTCATTTTCCCTTGTCGGACTGTCCGCGTTGACAATATTGATAATTTTATTATGTTTGTCGATAATACAAATCATTTATAACGCCCCCAGTTGTTTGATGATTATTGTGCCGTCGGTGCCATTTGAGCCTTGTATAGGTCTTCTACCACATCCTTTACCGCCTTTCCCTCCAGCAGCAGTAATAATCCCAAGCTCGTTAGCTGTTTGGCAAATTACAATCAGCGCTCCGCCGCCACCACCACCGCCGCCACCGCCTATAATGCCGCTATCTCCCCATGCATTTCCGCCATCTTCGCCATCTAAAGTAATCTTGCCCTTATTAGCAAAGCTATTGCAGACCAATCTTACCCCTGCCCCTGCGTTTCCCCCTTTACCGGGATAGGAGCGGGCACCACCGCCGCCATTTGCTCCGTAACCACTCGCCCCACTCGCCCCTGTCATATATGCAGGACAAACATTTAACAGAACATCTTCTAGTAGCTCTTGAGGGATTACTTGCCCAAGAACAACGCATCCACTACCGCCTATTTCGCCACCGCCCATACCTCCATTGCCGCCGCTATTCCCGTTTTCTCCAGGCATGCTTTTTGTTTTATAACCATCTCCATAATCTGCGTTCACCCCACCGAGCACTCCTTTGCCCGTGCCGTTTATCATACCTAAGTTAACAAAAGCTCCTTGGCAAAATATATTCGCACAAAGGTCAATGTTTATTGTAACGCCCTCTTTTATAAATACAGATTTATATTTTTTTACACCGCTAATAGTACAATCAGCATCGGGGATAAAATTTCCGTCCGAGCCATCGCCTCTGTCAGTGTACCAACTAGGGTATTTATTGGACTGCACCGCCGCCAACGTGCCCATGCCTGTATAACTAATCTGCACAATCTTGCCAGCATCAACGGCAGAAAACTCAATCAGTCCTGTGTTCCAATTATCGTTGCCGTCTGCTTTGGTTGCATAATCGGGGCGGAACTCCCCTGCTGCAGGAGTTGCCGCAACCTCAGTCAATGCTGATGCAGTAACAGTTCCTGTTGCGCTGTCTACCCATACTGCTCGGATGTTGCTCGGGTCCTGCTTTTCGGGAACCTCGTTCAGCCGTATCACGTATGGCGATACGCTGGGGATAATATGTGTTTCCGTCAAATTGATGTAGGTTGCTGTGCCGCCGTCACCTACGAACGGATTGATTCTAATGTTGCTAGGTTCGCTCATTTGCTCGCCGCCTTTCCTGTTTTATTTGTTGCCTGTTGGAGCAATTCATTGTTGCGTGCGTTACGCTCTATATCAAGCAAATACTTACTGATGGGAGGTGTAGGCGGCTCCCCAAGCTCCATATCACACGCAATGCCATTATCACCGCTGACAGTGTATTTCAGCTTTGTGATTGGATATTTACGAGCCTTGCCGTCTGTGTCTGTAATCAATGCCTGACCATCAACGGACAGCCTACGTACCCAAAACACACCATCAGGCTTCGGGTAATTAAGCTCTACACCGCCCACCTTAGCGGACAGCTTAGGCTCTTTCACCTTATCAAGCTCCGACTGACCCCACCGCTCTGCATCCGCTGCTGTGTATGCTGTTGGTAACGTCCACACTGCTTCAGACACGCCGTATTGCTCTTGGCTCTGCTTATCCTCTACTGTTGCAAGCCAGCTTTCGCCCGCTTCATCCACGCTTGCACCCTTAATTCGAGCATAATTTACAATCTTGCTTATATCTTGGCTAGGCAGGAAGCTGTTCAAATGCGCACCTACCCAAAAGCGGGCCTCTTCGTTAATTTCATCGGTACGTGGTTTGAAATAAAATTCATGGTATTCATCCACGCCATAAACAAAGTCAGTTGCAAATTCAGAAAGCTGCTCTAAGGCTTCCTTTGCACTCACGCCGTCGAAAACAATCTTCGTAATATTGTAGCCTACTTTGTATATCTTACTCTGATTAAAAACAATGCCTGTCTTTTTCTCTACCTGCCTGCAGATGTCTTTGACTATCTCGGCAATTTCTTTGTTAGCGTATTCGGCAAATATCAGCACCTTGCTGAGCCTCTCAAAAAAGCCATGGCAGGTAATTTTAAAATCCGTGGCAGTGCCACCGCTGTCGGGGCGAGTCAAAACTTGCCCACTGTACCAAGGCCGCTTATCACCGAACAAATAAACGTCTACACGCTGGCCGTACATAATTTCTGCAAATGCCGGGAACTGCTTAAATGTCATCGTACAACTGCCACAGCCGTTTTTTCCTAGTTCAAATTGCAGCTGCGCAAAGGAACTGTTCTCGGTGCCGTTGGAAAAAATGGCGGTCTTTGTGCCATCCTTATTGAAAAACACAACCTGTACCGCACCAGGGATATAACTAATATCGCCATAATCACCGCCACCTGTTACGCCTCCACCTTTCTTTTTTTGCCCTGCGCCCCATATAAAAGAACCGTATAAACTTGATCCGAAAATAATATTGCTCATGCCAGCCACCTGTCACGCCATCTGATAACCACTTTGCCCGCGCTACCCTTGATGTCATAGGTGTTCGGTCCAGGCTTAGCTATCAAAAACTGACCACTGAAAGCATTAATGGCATTGTTTGCATCACGCCGCACAGTTCCTGCTTTTGTGTCTATGGTCAGCACTGCAGGTGCGGTCAGCAATGTATCAGCCACACGCATCACCCTGCCTGTATCGGTATGGTTTATGGTAACATCTGCCATTGTCTTTGTAGGTATCAGCTCCACAATCAGCGGCACATCTGCAGAACCTGCATTGACGATGTTAATCGTAGTGCTTTCGCCACCAACATCAGCACTCGCCTGCTTCTCGTCGTCTGCATACCTAAACGGGTCGGCCAGCAATAATGTAATATCAACATCAGCTCTTAACCCTTGATAGCCTTTAATCCATTTTGCTTTGCTTGCTGACATACAGGACACATTATAATAGCCATTGCCTACGGACAATTTATAATCCTGCTGGTAAAACAGCCTTAGCAATTCATTCAGCTTGTCATTATAATCATCCTGGCTTTTTCCGCTTATTAAAAAACCCAGCTTAATCTTTTTGCCGTCTATATAGCCGTCGCCTGTAATGATAGAGCCGTGACTGTATCCACGCTTTTCGGCTTTCGCCCTGACCGATAAATCAGCACTATCTTCAAGGCTATATTGGTACGGCAATTGCTTTCCGTTGACAATGAGCGGATATGTTATTTTCGCCGTGTATTTAGCTCTTTGCTTTGCCATACCTTCACCCCCTCATGCCTGCCGCAAGGCTGTATTCAAAGTCTGACATTAAGCCATCGTAATCGGTGCCATTGTTAATATCACCGTAGTTGTTAAATTCAACCACAGTCCCAGCACCGCCACCGCTGCCAATGCTTACTGCTCCACCTACTGCATAGCCATTGTTCAAAGCATTCAGCAAGGGCAGTCCTAGCCTGCGTACGGCCTTTGCATTGATAACATATTCGCCATTGCTAAGCATTGCAGGTATGCTATCGCTTGTGCTTGTGCCTGCACCAAACACAGGGCCACCATTTGCCTTCTGCATGATGTTGCCAGCCGTGATACTGCCCAATCCAGCCGCTGTCATTGCCGCTGTCGCCGCTGCATAAGCTGGCGGACCTGCTATCGGGCCAAGTGTGGCAATACTCTTTTGAACCGCTGCAGGTACGGCCGCTGATGCTTCTTTCGCACTGTTCGCCGCATTCTCAACGGCTTGTTTTTTGCTAAGCAACTTCTCCAGCACAGCCGCTGCCTGCTTCTTAATCATGAACTGTATAAACATATTGACAATGCTTTTCGTGATGTCCTTGAACACATCGGACAGTTTGCCGCCCTCTGTGATAACATCAGCAATGCCACTTGCAAGCTGATTCTTAATTGTCTCGCCTGCCTGCAGTTCAAAATCAAGCATGTTCTGTTGGCTCTCCATACGCCAATCAAGTAACTGTTGCCGTAGCTCCTGTTCCTGTTGCAGGGCAACCATTTTTGCCTCCTGCTCGGAATTGAGATATTCCAGGAAATTTTCCCGTTCCTGCTCATTGAATGCAGCATTCATATCAGCCTTCGCTGCCTGCAGTGCTGTCTCAAGGCTGATGCTCTTTTCGTATGCCTGCTGGTCGATAGCATCTTTCAATGCCTGCTCTTGCGCAAGGCTCGCCGCATACAACGCATTTCGCTCATCGTACAATGCTTTTGCTTTGGCTATGCTTTCCGCATTGCCTGTACGCTCTGCACTTGCTCTCAACGCCTCTGCTTCCTGCACCGCCTGCAGCTGCTTGCTCAACATCTCGTCAACAGCCTTCATGCGTGCCTGCTTCTCTTGGTCAATCTTGGCGAATACTTGGTCACTGCCCTTTAGGCCTGCTGTCGCTATGTCTAAGCTCATCTTGTCGAAGTCCTCTTGCAAGTCCTTTGTTGCCTTTCCTGCTCTGGTCAAGGCTTCCGAAACTCTGTTGACTTCGCTTTCAAGCTGGCCGAACTTCTTGCTACCAGCCTTGCCAATGCTACTACTATCAGACGGAGTAAATAATTTTCCGTTGTATGTAGGCTTCTCCTTTTCCGGCTGTTTCTTCTGTTCTTCTGCAGGAGCATCTCCATAACTACCACCGCCACCGCCATGACTGCCATCGGAAGAACTTTCTGTTGTGGCTCTTTGTTTGGCAGCAAACACCTGTCTAAACCATTCAATCGCTTCTTGCGCCCATGCTCTCACGCTTTCAATAGCCTTGTCCAGCATCTCATTAAAATCTTTGAGCCATTCAGGGCAATACCCTGCTATTGTCTCAAACATCCAGCTAAACACTTCTACATTAGCCTTTCCCAGCCACAAGAACGCTTCTGCTATTGCATCGCAGATAATAGCAACAGTTGTGAATATTGCCTCCATCCCTGCACTGAAAGCATCTCGAATGTTATCCCAGTACACGATTACACCTGCAATAGCGGCACCCACTGCCGCAAGTCCTGCCACAATCGGGGCAGTTAAACCAATTGCCGCACCCATTGCAGCCACTGCAGCCACAAGTGCAGCCACAAGTGTACCGACAATTATTGCAGAAAGTGCACCAATTGCGGCAATCACAGGCGCTGGAACACACTCTTTGATAACATCAGTAAAGCTTTTCCCTGCATCGGTCGCTTCCTGCATCTTCTTTTGAAACTCTCCGAGCTTGTCAGAAACATCCTTTAGGATGCCTTTGATGTTAAAAGCTTCGGTCATATATTGACCAATGGTTACAGATGTATTCCCTGCGGTTTCCTCGATGTTGGCAAGCAGGCCAGCCACTTCATCAGATGTTTTGGCCATCATACCGCCGAACTGTTCATTCATGCCTGCGACAATGGTCTGCACGGCCGCCTTAGAGTCAATAGCACCTTTAGAACAAAGGTCTTTCATTTCCGCTACTGTTTTGCCTGCGGCCTGTGCCAGCATATCCCATGCGCTAATACCTGCGCTAGTAAGCTGCATCATGTCCTGCGCATTGAGCTTGCCACTGGTCTGCATCTGTCCTAGGGCATAAGCAAGACGGCTTACGCCTTCCGTGCCCATACCTAAGCCGCTCGCTGCATCACCCAGGCTCGTAAGCATAGGAATGATTTCCTTCGCTTGAAAACCAAACGCCATTAGTTGCTGTCCTGCCTTCACAACGCCAGGAACATCGAAGGGAGTCTCTGCGGCAAACTTCTGCAGGTCTCGGAGCATCTGTGTACCTGCATCCGCAGATTTTAACATGGTCTGAAACGCAATTTCATATTGTCGCATTTGCGCTGCAGCCTTAACACTTGAAATACCTAAATTAACGATACTGCCCGCAATAGTGCCTATTAAAGAGCCTAACTGCACCGCTCCTAGCGCACTCATGGACTTGTTTACACCGTCAAGCGCCTTGCTTGCTTTACCGCATGCAGTGTTGACCTTTGTTACGCTAGCCTTTACTTTGTTGGCCATGTTGTCGAACTGCTTGCCTGCATTGTCAGCTTTGTTGCCTGCATTGTCAATCTTCGCACCTGCATCGCTCGTAGCTTTTGCCGCGCCCTGCATGGCCTGCTCGAATCTCGAACTGTCTGCGGTAATCTCAACTTTAACTTGCTTAGCCATCGCTCTCACCCCCTCCATATAGCTCGTCAAGAAATGCACGATCATCATCGGTTATTCGCCCGTCAAATCGCCCATCGCTGAATATATCTTTTAACTTCAAAGTCTTTTTTGAGGACTTGCCAGCATAATTCGCAATATACACCGTCACCAATGCGGCCAGCATATTTTCCTGCTGTTGCCGTCTCCACCTGTACCCATTCCAGATGTTTATAACATCGGTCGGCGTCATGTATGCACATTCTTCGGGAGTCTTTTTCAGAATGGCGTAGAAAATCCATTCCACTTTAGAAAGCCACTCTGAAAAAGAAATTACTTCCCCTGGGCTTCCTCTTCCTTATCTTCCAGGGCAGTCAAAATCTCATCGAACGGGCCTCTGTCACTCACAACCAGGCCACAAATACCCAACGCCGCCAACATTCTCAGCCGCAGGTCAATCATGCCGTTTTCTACCTCGGCACAATAATCCGCAATCCAGCTATCAAGCTTGTTGCGGCTGATGCCTCTTTCATACACCTTCAACGAACAATACAGGCAGGCAATAATCTCGGTAACGCTCCATTGCTCTTTCTGCATCAAAGAAAAAACATTATGGCTCGGCAACATTGCCTCCAGCTCTTCCAATGCTCCAATCGTGAATTTTGCTTCTCGTTCTTCGCCGCCGATTTTAATATTTACGCTCTTTTTAATCATCTGTTGTCCTCCTAAAAAATAAAAGGGCAGTATAAAAATATACCGCCCCCACCCTTAGCCTCTCGGGTCTTCCATTGCATCCTGTGTCTTCGGAGCACCTTTGCCCTTCAAAGTAACACTCAGAACCGCTGCATCATCATGAGCTGCAGTTTCTTCCATGCTAGTGATACTATACCAGTTTATAATACTTCTGCCGCCCTTGCTCCATCTCAGCAGGTGTACAGGCTCGTCTGCCTCAAACGCTGCCCATAATTCTTTCACTGCTGGCTCGGTAGGCTTTACAATCAGCTCTACAGTAAGCTCGGTACTCTTTACGCCTGCTTCCGCATCGCCATAGCCACCGCTGGTCTTGTCGGTCAGGTCAATTTCTTCAGCGCTTGCGCTATAATCTGCGCTGCGCTGGCCGCCAATCAGCGTCCATTTAGGGGCTTCCTCAGTTGCAGTTTCTCCATAATTGAGGAATACAAGCACATTCTTGCCTAACAGCTTTTCGCTGGTACTTTTCATCTTAGGTCGTACAGCCACCATGTTATACCTCCATATCATATTCGACTTGATATTCCAACAGCATCGCTACCGCCTTTGTATTGTTGGCTACTGCACCAAATACAATACGCTTGACTAAGCCGTTGTCAATCATGCCGCCTAAATCGTTATTATGCAGCACCTCAAACAGGGTGTCACTCAAATCATCAATATCAGTTGTTCCGTTAATATCCAGCACATAAATGCTATAAACTGCCGTTGCTGTGCATACATCATACGCATCCTGCTCAAAGGTAACCTCATCGCAAGAAATTGTACCCTCAACACCTTTGCCAGCGGAAGCACCTACGATATTAACGTTCCATTTTACGCCCGGCACTGCTTCCTTGATAATGTCAGCAAGTGCATTTGTAACTTCTCTCGCTCTGCTCATCGATTAACCTCTCATAAGTTTAATAGTAAAACGGCTAGCACAGCCCGTACCTGTAAAATCATTCGCGTTAATCGTGGCAGCTAACATCTTTACTTCCTTACCGTACAGTTCAGCCTTCTGCACAAACACATCATCATGCCTGCTTCCGTCAAATGTCACGCTCGCATCTGTGCCAACACTGGCCACGGCACGCATATAACAGGCGTAGGCAACGCCCAAACGCTTTACATTGTGGCTTATAGGCTGTTGAACTGTGGTAACACCATATCTAGCAGCTATGCTTTCCAAATATGCGTTAGTCTCATCAACATCTTCTTGTGTGACTAGCAGAATGCTGTCTGTAATGTTATCAAGTGTAATAAACTCCATTACAAGTCCTCCACTAAATTATCAAGTGCTGCCTTAAAACGCGCTTCTATCGTCGGCTGCATAACATCAGCTGCCGTATAAAGAAAAGTGTCAGCCTTTATGCCAGGGTGACGCACACGCTTGCTGAAGACAAATTCCTTGTTTATGGCAAAGCGCAGCACCTTTTTACTGCGTGGTACAATCACATAGGGCTTAGTACCTTCGTGTTGCCATCGCGCTATGTTGTTTGTAAGCATAACAGTGCCTTGGTTATCTTTAGCCAGGCTCATAATGCTTTTTTCAGTCATACCGCTTCGGGTAACGAAACGATGATGATCGCGTGCATATTCCCTGACATCTCTGACAGCCATCTTCACCTGCCTGCGTACCATGTCGCGCGTTTGGACCGGTGCGGCCTCGAAAGCACGCACCAGCTTATCAAATTCGTGCGAAATCTCTACGCTTTTCATTATTCTGCAGCAGTCTTATGTACGTAGATAGCACCTTTCTTGTTCTCCAGAACGAATGCATCATAGCGCACACGGCCTTCAACCAACCAGCCGTTGATACCGGGCGGGTTATCATGAATCTTATAATCTGCCAGCTTAACAGGAGCGCAGCAGGCAATAGGATTGGTAATGATAAACGCGGTTTTCGCCGGCATATAGGAAGCAGGCACCACGATGATGGGAATGCCATCTACCATACCAACCTGACCTTTTACCAGCATGTTTTGTGCCAGATCAGAAGCCTTGATGAAGGATTCGTCCTGCTTCAGCAGCTTGAAGTAAGAAGCAGCCACATAAGCAATACGGTTACCTAAAGGCGCTTTTTCGTCGGTCAGCTTCTCAGTGCCGTCGAGGAAGGCGCTGTAAGCGTTGGCCTTGGTAACTGCAGCGGTTGCGCTGTTCTTAGCACCTGCAGCGATTTGTGCAAGACGATAAATATCCAGCTCCGGAATAATTACCTCATCAATCTGACGCTGCAATGCTGCACCGGCTTCTTTCAGCATACCGGTATCCTGATAGTTGCTTTTGTCGATGGTGAAGGAGAAGGAACGGTCCTTAGTCAAGGTCATCTCCTGTACGGAATCCTCCAGCTCTGCCGGGGTGCCATAACGGTTTGCGCCGGTAGGAGTGTAGTCATTCATGCCAGCGGTAGGAATAGAGTAAACCTTTACAGTCTGCACGCCGGTGAAATCATAATCGTTGTTGATTGCCGGAGCGGTCAACGCGCCAGTCTTGAAGCGCTCGTCAATTTTTGCGCTATATTTGTCTGCATAGTTAATAGCCATAATAAAAAATCCTCTCTTTCGTCATTAAGAATTAAAGCCACTGAGGAACGGATCATCAGAACCGCCACCACCGCCATTGCTGCCGCCACCGCCTGCACCGTTGGCCTTAACTGCCCAGCTGTTCTCCTTCAGCCAGCCGTTAACGCCGTCTTCCAAGCTGATTTCTTTACCGTCAGTACCGGTATAGGCAAGGCTTTCGTCGTCTTTGACAACGATACTACCTTCCAGCAGCTTAGCCATGTTCTGCGGGCTCGCAGCATTGCCCTTAGTCAGCAGCTCTACAGCCTTAGCCATCTTCATGCCGTCAAGACGCTTGGTCTTTTCGGCTTTGGCGGTCTCGGTCATCTCAGCCAGCTGCTTAGTGACCTTGCCAACCTGCGCGGTTAAGTCAGTAATCTGCTTTGCGACCTCATCAGGCTTTTTGCCGCCTTTGGCAAATTGGTCTAATGTAGTCTTAAGTCCTTTGGCTTTGTCTACCACATCATCGCCATCTGCCAAACCAACAGCCTCTAAGATGCTTTTCAGCTTGGTCGCACTCTGCTCTCCTGCCGTGCGGTGCTTCTTAGCTTCGTTGTTGAGAGTGTTAATTTCGCCCTTGATAGCAGCGATGAGGTCAGCACCGTTCTCAACTTTTTCCAGTGCTTCGTAAACCTGTTTCATTTCCATTCTTCTGATACCTCCATATCATGGGCCTCCGCCCTATATTGTGCCCTCTCCTGGGCAATAAAAAAGCACGCTGTTACACGTGCTTGATTAACGATGTTATTTGAATAATTTACGATATCGCTGCCTGTCTGCTAAATAAGCTAATCCAAAAACAGCAGCTACAAGGAATATTACGATATATAATGGGGTGAATACCCAAACCCACGGCAAATCCAACGAGCCAAACAGCTTGCCCAGAATTAACCCCGCTTGAACTATACCTAAAGTTGTTTTTAACATGCTGCACCTCCAATTAAAAAGCAGACTCTGAGTTTTCGCTCAAAATCTGCTTGTCTGTTGTTTAGTTATTCGGCTTCAAATCTTAGCATATTAAAGACCTCTATTAAGGTCATTCATAAAGCCACACTTGCAATCAGCCCCATAGCAACTTCCTTCTTCCCATACATGAACAAGTTCATAGC